CTTTTCGTTCTGACATTTTTTACATACATTCATTCTTACATAATCATTTGTTCTATTTCTTTTTCCTCCCAGAACTATAAAACTTTCAAGAGATTTTTCTTGTTTACATTTAATGCAAATTTTAGTTCCTTTAGATTTATCAATTGATCTAATGTTATTAAAAAACTCAAGTTGTTCTGTCATGAGTGTGTCTCCGACCAGTTGGCTCCCACTTTATAATCAGAATCAAGTTCACATTTAAAGTTAAATGCTTTCTGTGTTTGATGCATAGCATCTTTAGTAATCTGTGTGAAGCGTTTAACGTCAGGCTTGGCTACCTCAAACTGATACTCATCGTGTACTGAGGCTACAAGCCTAGCATCAAGACCAGTCTTACGTATCCTGTTGTCCATCTCTACAAGCCACTGCTTGCATACAATAGCACCAGCACCCTGTAACAATGTGTTCAATGCGGCGTGTTCTGATCTGATATGTAGTCTCCTACCATCAAGACCTGGAATACTACCAGACTGTGCAGCCTCTTGTATGTTAGAGCGTAGCTTCTTGAGGGCTGGCATGTTTCGTAAAAACTTTTGTATTAATTTCTGACCATCAGATGCAGAGCCTCCTACAACTTTACCAATCTTAGCTGGACCTGCTCCGTAGAGAAAGGCATAGATAAAAGTCTTTGCTTGATCTCTAGTCTTCAGTCCTGCTGCATGTTGGTTAGCAGTATGTACATCACCTGTAAGAACCTCTCGTGTAAAGGAAGGATCATTCATGTAATGAGCAAGACATCTAAGCTCAAGATGAGAGGCATCAGTCCCTACAAGCTTGTGAGTTTCTGGATTAGATACTGTCCATAGGCGGCGGCACTCTTTACCATACGGACTGTAGACTGCTGGTACTTGTGCCATGTTTGGTTTGTTGTGCGCCATACGCCCAGTAATTGTCCGTAGAGTAAGAACCCTACCACGCACACGTAGGTCTTCATCACACTCCTGTATCCACGACTTGAGGAGTCCAGTTCTTTTCTGAAGAAGAAAGTAACGGCTGAACATCTCAGCTTCTGGCATATTGATCTTGGATAAAACTTCTTCATTGACAATAACATTACCTTTCTCTGTTAGTTTGTCTGGCTTCCACCCACGATCCATCAGACGTTCTGCTATCTGCTTACGGCTTGCTATATTAAATGGTACTATATTTGTTTTTGTTTTGAGTTCTATAATCGTAGGCTCAAACTCTTTCTCAGCATCGCTTTCTAGCTGGTGTTGTTCGTCCTCAAGCTGTGCTAGAAGTATCTGTGCTTCTTTAAGATCAAAGGCAAAGCCATTACGTTGCTGCTTGTCTAATATAATTCTGATGTTGCGCTCTAGATTGTAACAGGAATCAGAGAAACCTTTGCTTTCTTCTTCTAGTTTCTGTGCTACTTTATGCGTAAGATCAACGTCTCGCTTACAGTATTCTAACATCTCAGGTGTGTAGTACTTAAAGTCATGGTAGTCTATTTTAGGAAATCCAAAGCGTTCACCCCATGACTGTAGCGAGTGACCACCATCACGTACAGGATTGAATAGTTGTGACTCAATGAGAGTATCACGTACCTGTGAAGGTGCGATAGCAGAACCTGTTAGCTTGTTAAGAATGGGAGCGTCAAAGCTAATACCATTGTGCATAATAAATTTTGATATACGCCTTGACCACTCACCAAACTCTTGACATTGATTACCAATCCATTGACGCATCTGTCCTGTTTGATAGTGTTTAGCTACGATGCAATGTATAATGCTTGCATCTAGGTCATCAGTCTCAATGTCTACGATTGCTTCCATTAATCTATATCCACTATGTATCCGTCTGTTGTTTTTAGATGAAAGAACATCTCACCCTTACGAATGTTACGATTAGATACTTCTTTAACTTCAGAATTAAGAACCATATCACCATCAAAGAACCATGCTTGTTTACAGTCATCTCTAAAAACAACGAATGTTAGCATGTCATTGTAGTGATCTTTCTTCCATTTGTCAAGAAGTCTTTTCTTTCTATATGGAATACGTATTTCTTTCCATGATTTAGGCCATTCACCTTTCCAAGAATATTTTATTTCTACCTCATAGTAATGTTGGGGTAGGTCAGGTGATATGCTACATGTAATATCAAAGTATGTATTTTCTTTCATTGTGATTTCTGTTGAGTTTGTATTTTTTTGTAGCCAATTAAGCATAACATCCTTGGCTTTTTTATCAGCAACATCGTAAAGAGCCTTGTCAAATTTCTTTTTAACCGTCATTATCATTCTCCATAAATGGGTTGTCGATCTGCGTCATGCGGCCTGTGTCACGATCATAATGAAGGTAACAAGATATACCTGTCTCACCAGTGTATCTGTTCTTGAGTATACGTACTGTAGTAGTGTTAGCTTCAACGTCATCCTCTGCTTGCTGGTTACGCTCCAGACCAATGACAGCATCAGACAGGTGGGCGATAGATGCAGAGCCACGTAGGTGGGACAAAGAAACTTCACGTCCATCCTCATGACCACGATCACCTGCTGGCCTACGTAGGTGACTGACAAGAAGTAAACCTATGTTAGTCTCCTCAACCAGTGAACGTAACTTGGTCATCAGTATGTCAATAGACTTACGCTCATCGCCATTGTCCTCTTGACCCGATACCAAGATAGACAAGTGGTCAAGGAACACCCACTTACAATCAAGAGCCTTTGCCATGTAACGTACACGATCCAATATCTCGTCGTTCTCAATGCTACCAAAGTGGTCAAAGGCAAAGAACCTGCCGCTACCCAGCGTAGCATCCTGCCACTCCTTGAGTTGCTCTGGTGTGTACTGTTCACGCACTTCCTTAATATATAATCTTGCATTAGCTTCTACGCTCATGATATTGAAGGCAGTGTTTCTGGTGCTTTCTTCAAGAGCAAGCACACCAATGTTAGCTTCTGTGTTACGCATGATGTGATGCATTAGTTCACGTAAGATGCTGGACTTACCCATTCCTGCACCAGAAGTGAACGTTACAAGTTCACCAGTACGCATACCGTAGGTCTTCTCGTTCATCTTAGTCCACGGGTAAGGACAAGTCTCGTTGATCTTCTCGTCATATAAAGCAGAACCAAGATCAGCTAGGTTTATAATACCTGCTGGTGTGTAAGTACGTGCGTTCCACCATGACTGTACAAACTTCTCACGTTGTCCTGTCTTGAGATACTCGTTAGCATCTTTAAGATCAAGGCTCACGATCTTACACTTGTTAGGCTCAAACAACTGTGCAACTTGTTGCTCCGCTAGTTTGCCTTGCTCATCGTTGTCAAAGCATACAACAACGGTATCAAACTTATTGAGATAGTCAAAGGATTGCTTACAGTTTTTAAGTGCGGACCCGGCACCATTCTTAATAGAAACTACAGGCCACTTGGAGCCAAGTAGTTCGTATGCACTCATGGCATCAATCTCACCTTCGCATACGGTAATGTACTTGCCGCCTTGATTGAAAACATTTTGACCAAACAAGCCAGCGTTAGACAAGTTTCCTTCAGACCAGAATTGTTTGTTACTTGTTTTGCGATACTTAGTTGCAATGTATGACCCATCTTTGTTAAAGTATTTATACATATGGTCAGTGATAACCGAACCTTCTTTGGCTACCATGACATTGTATTTTTTACAAGTCTCAGAACTAATTTTCCTATCGTCTATAGAATACCACTGAAAGTTTTTCTTGGCGTTCATGTTGATTGGTACTACCTGTTCTGTCTTCATAACTTCTCTGGCTCCTATGGTTGTATGGCAACTAAAACAATGTGTATGGCCGTCATCGTATAAGCTATTGGCATCACTTGAGCCACAGCTTTCACAAGCCATGTGCTTTATAAATTTACTGTCGGTTTCGTATTGCTGCATTGTTCGCCCCTTCATTAAAACTAATACATACTAGGTAGTTACGCAAGTAACTCCACTACCTAGTATGTATTAGATAAACATGTTAATGCGTTTGATGGATTTAACAACTCCCTCAAAGTCTTCGAGGTGTAGAATATTTGGGCCGTCACTTGGAGAGTTGTCGGGGTCTTCATGAACTTCCATAAAGAAGTGTTGCACACCAACAGCGGCGGCTGCATTTATTAGATATGGTACATACTCTCTATTCCCACCAGTAGATGACCCAAGCCCTCCAGGTTTTTGAACTGAGTGCGTTGCGTCAAATACGATAGGTACGCCGTGGGTGTTTTGATATTCTTTTAACATGTAAACTAATCCTGTGTAGTCAACTACTAAAGTATTGTATCCAAAGGAAGTTCCACGTTCTGTAATTAAAATATTTTTATTACCTGTCTTGGACAGAATACCAGAGACATCCCATGGTGCAAGGAACTGTCCCTTCTTTATGTTTACGATCTTACCTGTAAGCACTGCCCTTCGTATAAGATCAGTCTGTCTACATAGAAAGGCTGGTATCTGAATTATATCTGGTAGCCATCCACGTTCTTCAGCCTTGTCTATCTGAGATACATCATGAAAGTCTATGCATGATTTCACATTTGTAATTCTACAGACATTTGATATAGCTGTCAAACCTTTTTTAAATCCAAGACCACGTTCACCAGAGATGTGTGACCTATTTGCTTTATCAAAAGATGCTTTGAAATAATATTCAAAACCTAATGAATCACATACTTTTTTACAATAATTAGCTATACGTATTCCTTGTTCTTCACTTTCGATCTGACATGGGCCAGCAATAATCATTTGATTTTCCTTATAGAATAAGTATTAGTTGTGGGTTCTTTAAATAAATGTTGAAGTAAATTCAATCTATTATTAAGTTCTTCTACTGCATCTTTTTTAAATTTAAAAGAGTCAACAACTTTTTTATTATTGAATATAACTTTCCATTTGTTTTTATCTTTATTCATTAAGTAAAACCTTCCATGAAACTGGAAATAAATTTTTCATATGTTCAGATATCATGCTTGCAATTTCTTTTGTTTCTTTCTGGGCATCGTCACTCATTCTTAGAGTGCATACCCTAGCCCACGCCGCCAAGCTACCAGTCCAGTACCACTCAGTGTACATTGATACAGGTAGAATGGTTCGTGCCTGTTCAGGACAAACCCCATTGCTTAACATATAATTATAACTGTCAATACAATGTCTAACAGTGTCTCTATATACATAGGATATGGTATCATTGTTTTCTATAACCTCGTCAGTTGATCCCTGTTTTTTATCGTCTGCTTTTTTTCTCCAGGATTTTGAACTCCAAAACTTTGGAGGATAGTCAACGTACCTGCGAGATACTTCATTCCATGTCAGGCCAACCTGATGTTTGACTAGCTGCCTTGCTACAAATATAGGCGCACTAATTCTAAACTGAGCGGAGCAATGGGCAAAGGGGGTCCAGTGTTTGTGTGATGCTAGGTAATTAATAAGTTTAACATCCTTATCTTTTAGATAAGTTTTGACTGCCCACTCGTCGTTGTCATCAGACCAGTAATTCCAATCGCTTTCTTTATTAAAAGAAACTCTGGCCGAATTAACTACCGTTAGGTCGCTGCCCATATGATCTATAAGTTTAACTTCCATCGAAGGACTCATCCCATAGTGTTGTAACAAAGTCTTCCTTGTCACGCATAATCTCATCCACCTCTTGCTTGGCTAATTTCTTAGCCTCCTTTTTATTATATCCTTCTTCTTCGTATTGATTAACTAGGTTTCTAAAAATTGTATTGCGGTCACGCTGCCAAAAATTCTTAGTCATTGTCTTCCTCATGTTCTACCCAAGTGTTTCGATTAGAATAATCTTTTTTATATTGTGCTAGTTCATTTCTTAAATTTTTAATTACGTTATCTTTTTCTTCTATTAATCTAGAAAGCTTTAGTATATGATTGTGTAATCTCTCACGCTCAGTTATCATAATTATATTCCTATTTAGCTTGAGTGTCAACATAAAATATATGATTGTCTAATCTAATTAGACGTTTAAATCTTTTAGATTGGGACCATCCAGGTTTAACGTACCTTGCATGGTAGTGCGTAGCATCACTGATTGCTTTTATTGTGACGCCATTCAATGCCAACTTAGCTACGAATAAACTTTGTTCATATGCATTATGATTTTCTATACGTTCAGACTTGCCGTCGCACCAATAGGAAAACATACACTTGTTTCGTATTGGATTTCCCTTCCATTCTTTAGCTTGATGTACCACATCACATACATTTGATGGGTAGTTCTCAAGTTCAGCACGGTTAAGAACAACGATAGCTACGCCTAGTTGAGATAGTAATCCTTCAGACCTAGACTCAAAGTAAATTGCTTCAGCTAAACAAGATATCTCACTTTCTTCTGCCTTAGATATATTTACTCTCATGATTACTAATAATAATATCATTAAAAATAATATTATTTTCATTGCATTCTCTCAATCCTTATGTGGGATGGATACGAACCATTGTGTGGCATGATCCCATCATTGAGTAAGCATAGTGCTGCCTCACGTTCTGAATCAAACACACATACTTTATTTGTAAAGTCATCTATCATTACATCTATTTCTGATATGTCAGAAATAAATGCATAGTCTGACTGTGTAATTATATAAGACACTAGAAAATAAAGAAATACATTAGTAGTGAAATTAAACTTCCTAACATTTTATTACCCTTGCCCCCTGTATTTTTTAAAACTTCTACGTGTATGTTTGTTCTTTGGTTTTGATCTTACACTATTTCCAATAGAGGTTCGCTTCTTAACTCTATGAAGTGAAGGATCAAATGTGTTCTGTGTTTTCTTTGCCATAATGTTATCCCCTCATTTCCTCGATCATCCAGTCAGGTGCAGGTCGTGTCTTGTTCCAAGTAGCTATGCTACCTTTCTCTTGTTTGTAGTAATTACGGTAAGCTGTTTTAGTAATATCATGCTTGCAATAATCAGGCATACACTGAGGCGGTGCAGTGTACTCACCACTAGACAACCCATGAGGTTGTTGTCGTAGCCGTTCAAGTAAACCAGACCATTCGACTTTGTGTACCTTGTCATAGCGGTGTGTGTATTCCTTACACAATGCTTGGAGAAGATGCCAAGCCCACTGGTATTGCTCTTTGTTTTCACGCACCCAAATAGAAGATGGATGATTTTTGTGTGTAAGTTTATAACACTCAATAGAAGGAGTGCCGTCTACCAAATGATGTGCGGTTGATAGTAGCTGTGCTGTTTCAAGAATCATTTTAACAACATGCTTATCACAATGCATCTGTGCCGCTAGTTCTGGGTCGCTATCTAGATAAAAGATATTCATACACTTTCTCCTTTAGTTAAGCTACCAGAGCCATGCTCTTGGTTTCAAGATTAGTCCACTCACTAGAGTGCAACATCTTACGAACACGATCCTCACGGTTGACCTTCACGTTATGGTCAGCACCACGCTTGCTGTTGGGGTGAGAGGACCAGTACGTAGCAGCATTGTATGCTGACCAGAGCGTACCGTTATCACGTTGAGCATATCCCTCATAACGTCCACGTCCATGTAGGTGACGGTTCTCTTCGTCAAAGATTTTCATAAGGTTAGATAGCATTACCTTATTGTGTTCCTTCTTACGTGAGACATTGTTGGTACGAACAGCCAGCGTCTTAGTGAACAGGTTGATAGCTTCATCACGGGTGATAGTAGTATCATACCAGTCACGCATACGTTCCAGTCCAGTACCAGAGATAAACTCACCAGCCGTTTGTATCTTAGAGGCGAAGGCAGGGACGTTGAAGTTCTTGGTGTGCCTACCATATACATAGGCCAGCTTGTCTCCACTGACCAGAGTATTGTAGCAGAAACCACGCCACAGACCCATCATACCGTTGTTAGCCCACGTCCTGTTGTGGCTAGTACGAAAGACAAACTCAGGTTCGATGCTATCTTTACCTTCACGCATGGTCATTTTATGAGCAGGAAACTTAGCACGTAGTTCTAACTTAGCACCACCATCATAGACTTCTGTGGTGAACTGTGCATCTGTAGTGTCTACCTGTGCTAATGCCAGTGCTTCCTCTACACCACGCACGATTTCATCGTACTGTGTGATGGCATAGTCTTCCGACACAATGCCAAGCACCTGCTTAGTATCCTTACGGCGTAGACCCACACCAATATCAGAAGGTACTTTGTCTTGAGTGCTGAAGCCCTCGTAGTCTTCATAGCTTTGGATGAGGGGAAACTTCTCTACTTCAAAGTCAATTTTTGTATGGTCAAACATTAGTCATTCCTTTGTTTGAGGTTGTGTAATAGTTCAGTTAGTTCTTGTATTGTTAGTCTTACTTTTTTAGCATCATAAGAGCCAGTAAGTTGTAGCTCACTTAATACTTCAAGTGCATTTTCTACAGCAGATATCTCATCGCTGATCGACATAATCTTCATAGCCTTCTTGTAACTCTCCAAGTTCATTTTCAATCCATCCATTAAGCTCTTCAACATCAAACTCCTCTTCAGGTAAATCAGATGCAATCATATCCATGTATTCTTCTACCATAGTATAATACCATACATCTCCTCCAGTGCGTAAAAATCTTACTACATCTTCATAACCTTTAAAATTAGGAACGCTCATTGGTTTTCTCCTTTAAAGTTATCTTCTATTATACCACACCCTTCCTCAAAGTCAAAATCTATTTCAGGAACAATATTCTTTTTCTTATTGGGTATAATCTGCTGTTGATATTGCTTTGATTCCAGATACTTAGCAGAGGTACTGCGTCTTCTGGCTACTTGGCGTTGCGTTCTGGTCATCAACATACTCCTTTAGTGTTCTCCTCTAATTCAACATAGTCACTAGTGAAAAGAGTAAGATTGTGTGTCTCACCATCTACAGTAGTGATGGAAACCTTTACTGTTTGAAATGACAAGGGATCATCAAACTCCGCACGTTCTATTTGAATGTTAGTTACTCTGTGGATGTCCATATTCATTAGTCTTCTCCTTTAGCTTCTTTTAATGTCGGAAAAATTTTACCATCACGTTCCCATACTGGACGTTTACGAGGCGTTCCGTTAGGAAAATGGGTAACTCTTTTCACAATAAAAAATCTACCATTTGGATCACGATCTTTCATTATACACTCCAGTATTTTATTTTATGATCTTTAAGATAGAAGTATACGTAGTCAGCTACGCTGCCGTATCCTTCGTTCTCCATGTTCCACTCAGTATAGTCGAAGGCATCTTGTTCCGACAGACCATACTCAAGGGCGTCTTCATACCATTGTTCTTTAGCTTGATCGTTTCCTATGTGTGACATGTTGTCTCCTACCATATGATGTTGTTACGTGAAAATATAATGATTGATATTATACCTACGATGTTGGATAAAATCAATAGGTAAAATAGTTTATCTATCATTGATATTTTTTCCAATCTTTTCAAGACGATAGATTTCTTCTAGCATATCTACCTGTTTAGCTAGACGATTAAGTTCATGTTCAGTATCCACAAGCCCACGCTTGAAGTTAAAGAAACTAAACTCTACATTGTCGAATGCTTGCAACATAGCCTGTTGAAACTGTTGCTTTGCATGTGTTTTATTTTCAAGTGGTGGCTGCTTTGCCAGATTCTTGAGTGATTCTAACTTAATCAGAGTTGTTTCCGCATGTGTCATAGTATTTTTAGGTAGCTTGCCTGACTTAAACTCAGCAGCATAATTAGATTTTCTAGAACTATCCTTGTTAAAGATAGCAATCAATACACCACACGATACAAAGGGATACATATCGGCAAGGTTAAGAAAGTTCCTGTACTGTTTATATCCTCGCTGGTCCCAGTAGTTAGCAAAGTCCCAGCCCTTCCAGTTACGTTGGTTGGTATTGAGTGTGATCATACCCTTCCAATTTGTCGGTACTTCCATCACATAGAAAGGCAGGTTCAATTCTTTGTGGGCAATGTAGGTGTGCTGCCCATCATGAATGAAACCCTTTTTGTCTACTCGAATAGGATTGTATTCTGTAATACTACCTACCTCTATGATAGATTCCTTAATTTTATTAAGATGATCCTTGAGAGGTGATCGCTGACCCTTGAGTGGTTTAAAGGAATTGTACTGCGGATCAGAAGGATTTACTTTGAATACTTCACTAGTCTTTTCAAGGTTCTTAAACATAGTCTTAGTCCTTTGGTTGGTTGACACGTAATACTAGTATTGGTTGGTCGTTGTCACTGTCGTAGAGACCGTCCACGATAGCAAGGCCAGCAAACTCCTCACCTATATTCGTATTGTCATAGGTCTTGGTGTCTACTGGAATTGCAATATATTCATGTACCATTTTTCTCATCTCTCTTTTTTAGTTCTTCATATGCTTCTTCAAAAGACTTGGCTTTTCCTGTCATTATTCCTATCCTTTAGTCAATTACGAAACCAGATTGATCATGCTTTGCCTTACCCTTGGCGTATAGCGCAACTACTACACCCTCTGGATCAAGGAAACGTAGGTCGTCTGCGTCCCCATTGATCACGGGACGGCCTAAGAATGTATCAGGTATTCTGTTTTTATCTCTGAATACTACGGCCAGATTGGTGTTATAGTTGTCGGCATACTCTACAACCTTGTCCTTGTACTCATTGTTAGCCTCTGAATAAGACAAGGTCAGATGATAGTTGGTGGGCCAATTCTTGGCTACACGACTATAACACTTTGTGTAGTCATAGAATTGAATATCAGGGTAATCTACAATTATGTGTTTCCAATTGTAATCGCTAGTACCATTTAATCTAACAACAGGTTGTATGGCACGCTTTTGGCAATACTTTTGGAATTTATCTAGATCAATGCGTAGCACTTCATCAAATTCTTCTGGTAGTTGCATCAACCATTGGGATTTACGATGCCTAGCTGCTTGAACGCTATTCATTGCGCCACGTCCTGCTGTATTAAGACAACCTTCCCGACAACCTGCTAGTGTAGATAACGGGCATAAAAAAGCATCGGGCAACAGGTATAGGATAGCGGTTAAGTATTCTGAACCGTCACCCTTTACGGTCTTGGCGTTATTGCCAACACCTATAAGTTTATAATTAGACATTATGATCTATCTCCGATAGGTTAGGATAAAAGTGGTGCCGCCTTTAACTTTCTCCCAGATGGGTCAGCAGTTGCAGGTCTGCTTTAGCAGATTATCAATCTGCCGTGCTTACTTGGGCTGGCATCGGACTCTACCAGCTTGCACCTCTCCCTATGCTTCCACATAGACATAGCAGGGAGGATTACTATGCCGCTTTTTACGTGGTAAAAATGGGAGGAGAGCAGGAATCGAACCTGCTACTGATATATTTCCGCTATGTTCTTTCGGAACTTACTTTCGAGAAGTCCCGCCGAAAGTTCATAGAACTTACTTTCGAAAATATTCAGCCATCCAATGCTCCCCATATGTTCTTATTATTAAATTTACTCTATCGTATACCCTAGCAAGGTTGATCAATCAGGAGGATGCTAGGGTATACTGTAGAATAAAATAGCTATACAGCCACAATTTTAGTGTTCTTATTGAACCGGATCATAACTTTACCACCCAGCGAATCCACGTCACGAATGCTACACGGTTTACCCGAGTAGGGGTGTACTATGTCCGCAATTATAAAGTCTTTACCATTTTTCCAGTCAGCTTTGACCTCTTTTTGTGATTTGTAATCACGTCCATATGCGGGTGTTAATGTGATCATATTAGTTTTCCTTTCGTTATGTTTTGAGGGTATAAAAAGGGGGAATATCCAACGATAATCCCCTGATTTATAACCACAATTAGGCGGCAAGCTTGAATTCTGGGCTATCAAGTAACGCCCGGATCATGGCAAGCCGAGTGTCACGGGCTTTCTTGTCGCCGGTCATCTTAGCGCCCTTTTCAATTGCCCGTTCTTCCGCTTGCAAAGCCTTGGCAATAAGCTTGTCGAATTGAACTTGGCTATCATAATTGAATGTTGCCTGTTTTTCTTCCTGGTCTTCCCAGTATGGCACGTCCAATTCCGGTACATTTATTTCGATGGGTTTCTTTTTATTGGTACGAACCCAAAGGCCGGTTTCTTTTTCACGTTTAATAGTGCCATTAAACACGGCTTTTACTTTCCGTTCTACTTGGCGAACAGAAATAATACCGCTTTTATAATTGGTAATGATTGCGAACAATTTGTTCACGCCGCTCCAATCACCATGCTCCAAAGCATGTAGCGCCGTCATGTTGATTGCATTGTCAGCATGTTGCGCTGATTTTTCGCCATGTTGTTTCAGATAGGCAAGGCTTGCATTTAGTTTTTTAAGATTGGACATTGGTTATCTCCTAAATTATGCGTACCGGGATTGATACGCATAACAGGGGAGACAATCCCCCGAAATAGGAGCTAGCGCTAGCACATGGAAATATTCACATAGGGTGAACGTGATCCACTTTATCCTCTTACCGCAACGACTAACAAGCGGCCACGCTTGCCAGTCTTAACCCATCCCTAATACGCTGGTTGAGCGGATGCTTTGAACGCTTGCCCT